TCAATAGTATAGGGAATATAATAAGGAATATCTTTAACTCCTCCAGATAAGATTAGCTTATCAATGTAATTGCCCTTGTCTTTATGGTTTAAATCTCCATAATATAGTTTGTAATAAAGATTACATAAATCTTCGATATTCTCATACATCTCATTTCTAACCTTTTTCATTTCAGTATGTCTATCAACTGTATTTTGATCAGGTAAACATAATAAATAAATAACACCATATTTAAGAGCTAATCTTTCATGAAACCTTCCTTGTAACGGCCATGCGCTTGTATTTCTATATACACTAGCATAACAAGCTTCACTCGGCCACCAGCGATCAATAATAACATTATGAGTCATTGCCCATTTACTAGCCAATTTCATAACTGCTGTATGATAATCAAATATCTTATCTTTCCAACGATAACCATTATGAATATATTTTGTGTTAGGAAATTTCTTAATAAATTCCTTGGCAATTGTTGTTTTGCCTACGGCATCCGGTCCATCTAAAACTATTATTTGCATAAATCTTTTAAATTTGGTGGTTTCCAACCTAATGGTTTAACAATATCAATAGGAGATCTTTTTGTTGCACATCTCACTTTCTTCATATTAGCTGTATGAACACGTTTCCATGCTTCATTAAAATCAAACCCACTTAAATAAGCAGTTCCTATTGCTACATAAACTATATCTACTAAAGCATCAAGTGTTTCTTCTAATTTACCAGTATGAATTGCTTTAGATAGTTCTTGTAACTCTTCAAACTGATGTCTATATCTAGCTTGAGCTACAGGATAATCTAATTTCCTAGGAGGACCTGAGTATCCTAGTTTAAATTTCTTATGGAACGCGACTATGTCTTTATATAATCCCGAACGCAGTCGACGCACTTTGTTATTTCTCGCCATCTCTCTGAACTTCCTAATCGTTTTTCTATTTTAGTTATTAAAGGAAATTGTCTTTCCTCTAGTGTTAATTTACCTACATATTGAGTTTCCCATAAACAATTTCTTGAATGCTCAGGAAACATCGGAGCAAATACGGTTGATAAATAATTTACATCATAATATCCACTTAATTTTGTAAACAATATATTCCAATCTAAATTATGTAATAGTTTATGTTTATAATCTTTTAAAGAAGCAAACGTTCCCCACTTGTTTAGTATCTTATAACCCATTTCCTCGAGCAACGAACCAAAGGCCTCATACGTCATTTCGTTAACATGATTAGCGGCAGCTCCAACTTTCTCATCCCAACATGGAGTTGAGAACCATGAAACAGAGCTTCTTTTAAGAAATTTAGGTAAGTGTTGTAATATCTCTATTGCTTTAAGTGGTTCAACATGTTCAAGAACCTCGAAACATACACTATAACCATATTGTAATCCACCTGGAACTGTACCAGGCTCTATCTTTGTGAAATCAATTCCTGAAATTATATCGGGTTTAAATTTAGTGTTATCATACATACTTGGAACGTCTAATTTATTATACTCAATTCCTAAGTATTTATCAGGAGCCATTCTACTTGTCATAAGCATTTTAGCTAGTGGAATATCTTTACCACATCCTATATCTATAACTCTTGCTGTTTTATATCTTCCTTGTAAATGTAAATACTTTGCAACATGTGTCCATCTTAAACAATGTGCTATATAATCCCTGTGTATAAAACCTCGCTCTTCGGCTTGGTCAATACTTAAATGCGTATTATCGATCTCTTTTCCTCTTGCGTTTGCCATGGTACTCCTCTCTGTTAGTCAGGCTGTTTTCGTACTTCTATAATTCCTCGTTTAGTTAATAAACCTTGGTAATAAGCTAAAATTCTATTTGCACCACCACGTTGTTTAGTTCTAATCGTGTTCTGCATTTCACCTAATAACTCTAATCTTTTTATTGCACCAAACTTTTTAAGTATCTTAGCAACACCTAATGCTTGTTTAGGTAAGCGAGTATCTAGGTTACGTTGATTAATATCTAAATCGTAATTAGCGTCTTTAAATATGTATGTCCATTTTTCTTTAGTTCTCATCGTATCTCTAATTTAGGGTGGGTTAACTCTCGCGCTCCCACCCCGTTGATTTAATTGTCGACAGGATTTGGAATAACTCCCTGTATCCTGTCTTTAATATATTATAAATAATTTTAAAAGTAAACGGAATAATTAACATATTGTGCCGATTAATTGCCACCTTGTTTTATTTATAACTAGTTCATGTTTGTTTAAGTCTTCATGAAAGGTTCCTTTTTCGTGAATGTTATATTCGCAACTAGGGACTTTAAGTTTATATATCCATAGTTTACTATCCACTTTAAATGTATCTTCAAATGGAAGTAATAGTAGAACCATTATAATGCTTGCTCCAATATCTGTCATAATGTATTAAATACAACTCCTCGGCTCTTCTTCTTCGTTCATGAATATTAGGATAGCAATCTTTGATACGTTGTTTAAACTCTTCTACTAACCATTTCTTAGAACGATGTTTTGCTTCAAGCATTCTATTTATCACACGATTCCAGAATTTAATACTATCATAACCGGAATAAGTTCTTGTATGAGAATAGTGTCTTACATAAAAGCATCCTGTAAATGGACTTATAATTTCAACATCTTTATAACCAGTGGGAACTAATAACAATTCCACAACTGATTGAATTTTGCCTAATCGTTCTATTTTATAACCAGTCCCTCTAAGCATCTTGTTAAGTTGCCAGATACATAAACCAGCATCTGTCGTTCTACGCTCAGAGAACCTCGGTTTCGTCTTATATTGACGATCTGTTTTTTTAACTAGATCAACCACGATATTCTTTGTAAGTAAATGTTTGATGTTCTTCGTCGGTTGATTTAAACTTTGGATCGAAGCCAAAGTCTTTTTTAGCTTTATTTAAGTAGGACTCTGTAACAACTTGCTCTTTTCTTAAGTAAGTAAGTCCAGGCTCAAGTATGATATATTGTTTTTCCATATTTTCTCCTCTCTTATTAATTTTATAGTATCATGCCTAATGAAAATGTAAACGGATAAATAATTTAATTTACGGATTAATTTGGTCCATAGTCTCTATCATAAAAGGTTTAAATCGTTAATCTCTGAGCTCCTATGGAGCGGGAATATATGCGAATCGGGGCCTTTTGAGCCCCGACCCACGGATTGTTATTGAGTTGCAAATTTAACTGCAGACTCTAGCGCGCGTCTTTTTAACGCGGCTTTTTGACCTAGCCAAACTGATGTCATGGTTGCGTCCCTATTTCTTCCTGATTGATGGTCCATATAATACGTGACAGCATTTAAAGCTTGCCACCATGTATTTCTTGCGACCGTCGAACCGGGTTGAGTATGAATAACTTGATTAAGATATTCAAGAGTCCTGCTAAACATTTCGGGCGTTGGATTTGGTTCATTTTTAAGAGAAGGTTGAAATAAAAGAATCCAATATTTCCACAGGTCTTTGTCTGTGAATTCTTTGGACGCTAATAAATTAGCCTGTTCTTTAAATGTCTCCATTTTATCGTGAGCTAAACCTAAAGCTTGTTCAGCTTTAAATTGAACGTCTCCATCAAATTCTCTGATGTGAGGCATACGGAACTCGGAACTCTTTCCGTCTAACGCCATCATAAGAGTATTTTGACAGACCACACGAATAGGAGTCCACATAATCTTTAACGATTGACCCCAAATATGCGGGTGGTAACAAAGTAGATATGAGTCTATTTTGTCTTTGCCTTTAACCGAAAAACTTTCAGATGTTTTTGCTAATACAAAAACTCTTCTGCCTCCGTCTAAAGAACCCGCAGTCTCAAGAGTCATTTGTCCTGATTCTGTGAACTTCTTGAAGAATCCAAGCGCTTGTCTATTTTGCACAGGAATATAGGAATGACCACAAGGCGATAATTCCTTACCGTCTTTATCACGAACTAGCACGAAAAAATCTTCCGAATCGGATTTAGTCTTCGGGTTATGAAACGGAACTTTATCAACATTCCAATCTAAACCCGCAGTTATTTCCATTTGTTCGGGAGTTGAATCATTGCCAACTTTGTGACCAAGACCATGCCAAGGAACTTGTCCTGCATAAGCCATCGATTCTATATTTGCCGACATACGCTTTTCTCCTCTCTGTTAACCATAAATTATCCGACCGAGCCAGATTAACAGGGTCGTTAAACCCAGAAACCCGATCGGAATACCAATAATTGCTAGGTAGAACATGTATTTTTTCATAAATATTCTCCTGAATTGATATTGTTTAAATAGTACATTGTTTATAACTGATTGTAAACGGAATAATTATTGGGGCTTATTGACTTCGAACTGAGGCCAATATATAAGACCAATAATGATATTATTAAAGAATACCAATGGTTTTTTGGCATCTGCTTAGTAAGTTATTGGTTATATTGACCTCTACAAATAAAATTTATTTTTTTTTCTTCATAATTGTCTATATATTAGCTAAACCAATAAAAAATTACTATCGTTACTAGTCCCATTATTGGATAAAACCATAAGCTGTCGACTATCATTTTTTGTCCTTATATTTTTTGTACATTCTATTTTGAAAATCAATAGCTTCATTTGTGCCTGTAATACCAAAGTAGGCAATCAAGCAAAAACCAAACAGATATCCTATTCCTAATAGTGTCCAAATTATTTCTAAATTATTCATAATTTCCTCCGTTTTTGTTTATTCTCTTTTATATTTTAAAATTAAATTATTGTAAACGGACAAATAAAAAAGGGCAATCTAGAATGATTCTAAACTGCCCTTAAATATTGTTTTAATCGTTATTTATGTTTGCGAATATCAAGAAATCCTGCACCATTACCTTCTGCATCTTGTAATGAAAAGCAAGAAAAAGTTTTTCCGTTAATTTCTACTTCAAAACCTTCAACTTCTTCATCTTCATCGCCACCATATTCTTCCATTGTTGAAGAAATTATTTTTGTAATTTTTCCACCAACAATAGATTTTAACGAATAAAACGTAAAAGTTTGTTCACTCATACGTTGTCCTTTCGTTATTTCTTATTTTCGATTATCTACATTTTATCCGATTTGTAAACAAAAAAATTTATTAAATAAAAAAGGGAGAACTCATAAGAATCCTCCCTTTAATTTATTATTGATTTACAGCTTCTGATTTCTCTTCAGAATCTTCAACGTTGGACATCTTACAAATTCCAGCGTTTATCATTTGAGCTCTGTAGTACTGGAAAATTCTCCATGGCTTTTGGCCAGTTTTTAATTTTCCATCGTCTGCAAGCTTCTGAACAAAGGTTTTAAGCTCAGTTTCAGAATACTCACTTACTCCAGATTCAGAAATACCGCTCAAAATTTGGTACACTTGAGGCGTCATTTTCTGATTCTCAAAGTCTGAAGGGATTTCAAAAGAGTAAATTCTTTTAGATTTACTCATAATGACTCCTTTCGTGAATCAGGCCTATACTACAGCCTATTAATCCGTTTGTAAACAGATAAAATGCATTGATTTAATTATTCTTTTAGCTCACGGATAGATTGATACTAAATCAAATTGAATCAA